TAGCTGAGTCAATGTATAATACTGGTTGTCCAGCTTTGAATGTAGATGTACCGATAGTAGTGTCAGCTTTTGCTTTGAATACTACGTTACAAATCTCACGTACTCCAAATTTCATATACTCTTATCCTCCTCTTATATTTTATAAATGGATGTCTTGCATCCAGTCTTCGACTTCCTTTAAATCCTGCGCTCCGGCCAATTTAGCCTTAATATACATATCATAACCAGATTTTAATACAAATCTTTTTTGTTCATCAAATAATTGATATACTGTATAATTTAAATAATTATTCATATCTTTTTTTTGACCAACTGTTAATATTGATAAATATCTAGCTAAAACATCAATTTTTTGATTTTTAATACCTTTTGCAGCTGCCGCCTTTTGACGACCCCTAGCTAATTTGCTCGCAATTTTCTTAGCTAGCTCACCACTTGGATTATAATCTTTATTTTTACTATCTTCCCTTATAGGAAACATAGTATTGAATATTTGTTTGAATTCTATAAAATTATCATTATTAATAGAATGAATTTCTTCATCTTCTTTAATAAAATTAATTCTATCACGTTCAAATGATATTTGATATTCAGGAAATAGTAAAGCCAGAACCATTTCTACGCAATTTCTATTTTTCAGCATTACCGCATTATGCTCTCCTAGTATTGCTATTAATATATCAAAATCCGTCTGTTGTTCTAAATTGATTTTGTCCTCTTCAGATAAAATGTTTTTCGAAATATTTATTCATTCATATCCAGTAAAAAAATTTTCTTCTCCAAGATATGCAATTTCTTTTAATGTTGGTTGATGAATAGATAAACCTGCGCCAAAGAAAGGAATATCATTTCCAGATAATAATAATAATCCATCTATCATTATTATTCTTCTGCAGGTTCTAATCTATCATCATTACCATGTATTGCTCTATATACAAGTGTGTATCCAGCCAAATCCTCGTTTAAAATTAATTCTTTGCCATTAACAAAATTTAAAGTTCCAATACCACTTAATTTTGCATTATTTAAAATACCATCTATATAACCAGCAATTTTCAAAGGTCTTAAACGATAATCTCCTAAATCCCATTCATCTATATGACATATAATATCAAAAGTTATTACACAATCTCTATAATAATCATTATTATCATTCGGTTCAAAATTATCTGTGCTAATAAGTAAATAAGATTTTACCTCTTCGTGCTCAGGCATTCTAATTTTAGGAGAAAGTCTTACATAACCTTCGTTAACTAAAGTATGTAAAGTAGTTTTTTCTAATATTTTTTTATATACTTCACTTTCTGTATTATCTAAACAGTCTTTATTGTTAATAACTAATAATCTTTTTAATTGCTCACTATGAGGATAACTCTCAACAAATAGTGCCCTTAAAATAGTTTCTAAATCTTTTTCAAAAGATAGAAAAGATGAATTTAATGGGTATGTACTTCTAGTATCTCTCTTCATAATTGCAACACTCCTTTATATCCTATAAGGATTCGATGGTAATGTCTAATTTGACATCTTCGAAACCATATTTAACATATTTCAAAACAAATTTACCACTTCTACCTGTAGTAATTTCAATTTTTGCGGTTTTCGGATTTTGTTGAAGAATCTTAGCTTTAGTGCTACCTAAAACTCACTCTCCACCTTCCATATTCATAATTGTATATTCTTTAATTTCATAAGGATATACAATATCATCACCCATAATATATGGGTCTCCTTTTTTGATAATTATAGGTTGTTCTTTATCTTTTTTCTCTTGCTCTGCTGCTTCCGCAATAGAATTTTGATACCACTCTTTTAACGCCAATATAATAATACCGTCTGAACTCATATTATCAATAGCTTGAACTTCCCAAGGTTTACCATTTACCTTAACAACAGTGAATCTATGGAAAAATGCTTCAGTCTTTTCATCTTTTGTGATATACATTTGTAAATTATAATCTATATCATTCCAAATTTTTTCTTTTTGAACACGTCAATCTATTTCATTTGTAGATGGACGAGCAGCATAACACTTATAAGTATCTTCTCCAACTTCAACTGTATATTTACATCTGCGGATTTCCGCTCTAAAATAAGCAGTTTCCTCTAATCTTTGTAAAAAAACTAACCAATCAGTATTCGTCTCTTTCCATGTGAATACATCACCTGGTTTCATACCTATTTCTACTTCGCCTTCAATTCTTTTTCCAACTTTATCTGCATTTAAACAAATATCTTTAAAAGGAATTGAAACGATTTTATCATCATAAACATTTTTTAGATGGTCTGGATTAATTAGACATCTAAATTCTCTACCATCTGCTAATATAGCAGTTGCGCTTTGGTATGAACGAATTAGCGCTTTCTTTAAAGCGTCTAACTTATCTTCGTTCATTCTAGGCACTTGTTGAGCACCTCCGCGATAATTTAATCTAGTACTTAAATCTTCTATTCCTGACATGTTTCTATCTCTCCTTTAAGTCCAGATAATAAATTTAAACATTCGAAAATAGTTCTTCTATAAGCAAAGAAATCATTATCACTTCTCAAATCATATAGACCATTTAGTTTGCATAAAATGGCAAACAAGGTCTCATGATATGCGCTTAATATTTTATCCATTCCAGATAGTTCTTCTACTATTGTAGCCAATGGCGTTTCTCAGTCTATATTTTCTTCTCTATTAGGTAATAATTTAAATATTTGATTAGTTATTTTTTTTAAATTTGCAAGAACTGCTGTTTTATCAATTTCAGCGCCAGTGTCTAATTTCATTATTCTGACACCGCCCTTCCAGCAGCAGACTCTTCCATGATTTTACCAAAAGTAGTCTTATATAGGCCATCTTCGTCTTTTTCTCTTCTGCTATATAATCTTTGTAAATGAAAACCTTCTCTTTCATAATCACTCTTAAGAGCAAGTATTTTAGTCATGTGGTTAGCTTGTGAAGTAAATTTAAAATCACTTCCGCTCGCTTTCATTCTTGTATTTTCAACAGAAGCTAATTGTTGACTTAACCATTCAACAATCATATAAGTTGAAATAATATTTATTTCTTCAAGAGTTAACTCAGTATTAAAGTGTCCGCCAATATATTTAATCATTGGAACTTCCATATTATCTGAGTCTACACCCTCATATGTACCTACATCCTCTACCTCAGTCTCCTCAAAGTCTGTTATATCAAAATGCGGAAATTCAAATTTATGAATTGCATTCATTAATAACTTTTCTAATAATCTATATGTATCTAATTCATTTAGCTCCATATACATATCATCAGTTATTTTAGCAAGGAAACTATCATAAATCATAGAAAAAGGTGTACTAGTTACTTCCATCCTTACACCTCCAATTTATTAATTTTTCTTTACTATAACAGGTGTGACAGTTCTTCTTCCTGTAGCTACAGGTTCTACAACGGCTTTCTTTTCGTTGATTGGTGACACTCTTCTAGCTTTTTCTTCTGCAGTTTCTGGTTCAGCAGTTGCATCATTTATCATAATTGCGCTATCAACGTCAAATCCCATCATTTTCTTAATAGCTTCTCTTTTTTGAATATCATTAAGTCTTAATTCAACTGCATATTTTTTAATTAAATCACGAACACCATTTGGCGCATAATCTATACAGTCTTTAAGAGCGTCTAATGAACCTTCTAATAAAACTTTCTTAACATCTTCTTCAGTATAATAATACTCAGGCTCTACGCTATTAAGTATTTCCGCGATAGCTTCATCATTATCTTGAATTAATAAGAAGTTTTGAAGTAAGTTTTTACCACCAGGTTGCCAAGATAATTTTTTTAACTCTTCAAAAGTTATATTTTTAACTTCTCCAGGGGCAAACTCTCTTCTTAAGTTATTAAGGTCTGGGATGCTATAACCAACGTATCCGTTCTCTCTATTCTTTACTTTTACTATTGTTTTGTCATCTAACATATTATATATCTCCTTTTTTCTCTAATAAAAAAATGGGAAAGGCAAAAAAGCCTCTTTTACAAGAAACCTTTTAACCTTCCCCAAGATTTTTACCTATTTTATATTAAATTGATTCAGGTGCTACGTCTTTTGTTAAAGATGTATTTTTGTATACACAAATATTATTTGTGATTATTGCACCAACACCAAGTTTTTTGTAAACTTGGATTTCTTTAGACCAATCGTCGTTCTTTCTGTCGTCAACAAGTGTTTGACCTTCGAAAGCGATTTTAACTGGTTTAGAATCAGCTCCAGCTGGAATAATCCAAGCATATGCTGGGTCAATAACTTTAGTTGTATTAGTTTCATCAGTTAATGATTGATTTAATACGATTACATTGTGACCTTTGTAGTTTGCTAAGTAACCATTATTCCATTTTTGGTTTTTCATATCTTCAGATACCCATTGACCATTTTGAGGAATCATAGTTGCAGCAAATTCATATGTACAGTAAACTGTTGATTTACCATAGCTGTCAGCAATACCTAATAATCTATCCATAGCAGCTTCATCGAATGCGTTTCCGATATATTGGTTGATAGCTTGTAATTTATCAACAGCACCGATTAATGCTTTTTCGATTTCTAGATAAATAGCTTCGTCTAATCCTTCCATAACGATTTCAACTAATTCGTTCCAATCCCATCTACCATCTAAGAATTCTTCGATAGCGATTTGAGCTGCACCACCGAATGCAGTGATTGGTAATTCATAACTAGTACCATCTAGTTTGAATACTTCATAAACACCAGCTAAACCAACTCTAGTGATGAATTGTTTTGCTCTTCTTCTAGAAGCTGCAGTAACTTTTTGTTTGAAAATAGCTTTGTCGCCTTGAGCGATTTGTTTAAATTCAGCAAAGTTTCCGTATTGTTCTAATACTCTTTGAGGAAGTATTGTATCAATAGTTTCTTCGATTAATGCGAAGATTGTGTGTTTATTTTGTTCATAAGCATGGTAATTTCCAGCTATGTTATTTAATTCTTTGTTTAATGTTGCATTAATTTCAGCAACAGTGTAATTCTCACCATCTAAAGAATAAGTCATAGAAGGATTTGAATTACTTGCCATTTTTGCTAATTTAGCTAAATCTTTGTATTCCATTATTTTGTCCTCCTATATTAGTTTATTCTTTGAATTTTAACACCATCTTGTCCATCTGGCATTGTATATAATTTAGCAACTTGCCAAATCATACCTTCAGATGCAGTGTTATCTTTCTTTAAATATCCGTTTGTTGTGTCAACAACTAATTTGTCTCCAACTTCTAATGTAATTTCAGCTGTTCCATCACCGATACAGTTAGTTGTGTAGATGTCACCAATGTTAGTTTTGAAAACTCTTGGAGTCATTATTCCGCCAACATAATCGTCTTTTTTCATAGCGAAGTCTTTGTGAGATTGTTTTCTCTCATCATAAAGTTTTTCTTCGTTATAAACTAGCATGTATTCAGCACCATTACCAGTGAAAGCAACTTTACCAGCAGCATAGTCATATTTAACATATTGACCATTTTCTAGTAATTCGATGTTTTCATCAGCAGGAAGTTGAGCATAAATTTGTCTATTGCCTTGAGCTGATAAATGATTAGGTTCTACTTGACCATAACCATCTCTTTTGATTTTTATACTAGTAGCCATAATCTGTTATATCCTCCTTCAAATTATTTATTATTATCTCTATTGCTCTTTAAAGCAGCTAACCAAGCTGGTGTAGCAACAGCAGAACCGTCTAAACTATAAGTAGTTTGACCTTCTACTTTATCTTCATTTTTAGAGCTATCTTCTGAATCAAAATTAACCTTGTTTCTTACACAAATTACAGATAATTTTGCTTCAATTTCTTCTAGAGAATATTTTTGTTTGTTTTCGATAACATCCTTTTTATCTTCATCAGATAACATATAGAAACTATTGATTAAAGCGTCTTTCTTTTCATTATCTACAGCTTCTTTAAATGTTACCAATTCTTGATATTTTGTTTCCATTTCAGCATATTTTGCTTTTAATTCATTTAATTCTTGTTCAATTAATGCGTAATCTTTTACTTCTTCAGTTTCTTCGCTTACTGTTTCTTCTACTACTGGAGCTTCTTCTTCAACAGGGGCAACTTCAGGTTCGTTTGTTTCTTCTGCGCTTTCTTCTTCTTTAGCTTCTTCCGCATTTTCTTCAACAGCAGCTTCAATGGAATTTTCTTCAATGTTTTCTGCTACAGGAGCTTCTTCAACGATTGGAGCTTCTTCAGCAGCAACAGTAGTTTCTTCTACTTTTTCTTCAGCAGTAGTAACTTCAGTTTCAACATTTTTATCTTCTAGTTCCATTTTGTATCCTCCTTGCAATGCAGATTTTAATTCTTGCATCATAGTGAATAATGTGCTTCTAAATTCATCATCCATTTTAGTGAATTGTTTACTTACTTCGGGTGCGGTAATGCGAGCTCCCTCGAAACAAGGCTCAACGTCTTCACCTAAAATACATAGTTTAGAAAATATCGCATCATTTATTATGAAAAATTCCATACCTGTTTTACTATTAGTTGACCAATGACCATCTAAAGTTTCTTCATCTAATTCCATTGATTGAGGACGTCCTTCTTCTGTTGCTAATTTAGCTTCTTCATATTGGCCAGTCCATAAATAACCAGTAGTCATTAGATATTCTCTTTCAACTTCGTTTCCAAAGTCGTCAGTCTCTTTAAACTTTTGGAACCATACTCTAGCATCAGGTGCTACGAATCCATATGGTTTAGTTTGGCATTCAAATCTAACGCCATCGCCATCCCATATCATCTTTTCACCATGGTCTCTAAAATCTTCTTGTTCTTCTTTGTAATATCCAACAATAGGCGCTCCTCTTAGAGTTTTTGCCATTTCTGTTGCAACTTCTTTAGTAATATAACTTTGGTTTCTATTTTCACCAACGTATAATACTTTTATCTCACAGCTGCTCATTAGTGGGTTAATCTCTAAAGGTTGTAGATTAATAAATTCAGGAGAATCTATTGTTGCGATTGATTGGTGCATCATTTCTCTACGCCTCCTCTTTTAACTTCCACTTATTACTATTTAAATAAAGTGGTAATTAGTTTTATTAAGTTTGTCCGAAAAAATTATCTTATGCTTGACTTTCTTCATTTTGAATTGTTTTTTCAGACTTTTCATCATCAGGTTTTTCAGGTCTTCCACCTTCAGAGTCAGAATCCCCAGCAGCCTGTTCTGATTTTCTATTATCTCTATTTTGTTGATTAACTCTATTCAACACATCACTATTCATTGTACTTGACATCATTGGTGGAATAAATACATTAACAAGGTCAAGTAATTGATTTTCAAAGTAAGCGTTAGCTAAAATAGTGCTTTGAGATTGACCCATCGCGATTTGAGGTAACATTTTACTAAATCCAACTTGCATTTGTTCTTTGTATAATTTAGCCATATCTTGATAATTATAAATAGTTGTAGTTAAAATTTGAGCTCTGTAATAATATTTTTTAGGTCTTTTATTATACTTGTCAATTAAATCATTTAAGAAACCTTCAAATTGTAAAATTAAATCATATAGAGATGCTTCATCGTTACGTATTGATTTTTCAAGAGCAATATTACCATCAGTGTTAAATTGCATTTGTGAAACACCGGCTTCATTATAAACACCACGTTCTACTCTTTCTAAGTCATCACTTGCTGCATTACTACGATTACTATCCATATCTGCAACATCTACATCAGCAAATGTAGTTAATATATCAATACCAATTGCTTTTTTAAGCATTTGTACTGCGTTATTATGCAATTGTTGAGCTTCATCTACATCAAATACTAAATCCCCATTTTTATCAACAGGCATTTTTTGAATTATTATTTTTAATAATTCTTGAGCCATTTTCTTTTTATCAATATCTTTAGCTTCATCTAAATCTATGATAGCAGGAATGACTGACATAAATAAAGGTTCGTCTGAGCCATCAATATTAAACTTGAAAGCTGAACCAACTTCTAATACATACCATCCTTCAGTATCTCCTACAAATAATGGAGGTAATTTCCCTTGTTTATATAGGATATAACCTTTTTTGAAATCTTCTCCAAAGATGGCAAGCATTTTTTGTCTTTGCGCTGCGTCTTTAAACATAACATCAAAATACTTCATGTTAAATTCAATTACAGGTCTGTTATTAACAGAAAATCTACTTCTACAATATTGAACTGGCAATTCTTGAACGTTAATTCTTTTATTTCCAGGTACAACATATCCATAATAGCATCCATTTTTAATAACCTTAAGCGCAATTCCTCCAAATAATCTTTTTAACTCTGAATTATCAAAGTAAAGTAAAATTTTATAGAAGTCTGCTAAAATTGTGTTTTCATCTTTTTCTTTTGTAACTTCTTCATTGATATATGGAGTTATCATCCAGTCGTATCTGTACATTTTAGCCATATAACGGCATAAACGTGCATAAATACCACTTGAATCAAAATAGAAATTTGAGATTGCTCTCATTTCCTCATAATCTCTGTTTAACATAGCTTTGAAAATAGAGTCTCTATTAACAAATCTAGTATCTGCTCTTCTATAGTTACCTAAGTTAAGAATAGCATCTTCTAAAGTTTTGGTTCCGACTTTAATCTTTGAAAAATCCACAGGCACAAAACTATTTTGAGAGGCATCTTTTAGCTCTTCCTTGATATCATTAACCATGGAAAAGCCTTTTTTCTTAATTTCTTCTTTTCTATTAATCAAAGTTGACACCCCGCTTTTCTAGAAACCGCCTTTTGAATAATATAAATTCATAATATAATCATAAGTAATCTGTCCTTCTAATATGTATGGTATTTCTAATAATATTATATTATGCTTTTTGCAGTATTCTTTTTTCTTCATATCATGGTATTGCTGTCTACGCAAACCTGAATAACTTCCAAATTTGCTTCTTGCTTCATAATGTTGAATTCCTTGATATTCAATTAAAAATTGAATATTTCCTTCATCATCAAATACCGCAAAATCAAAACGCAAAGGTCTTCCAGTTGAGCTCACTAAATCTGGGAATGAATACTCTTCTTCAAAAGTCATTCCAGCAGTTCTTAAGATGTCCTCAATCTTAATCTCGCCTTTACTAGCTCTCATTGTTCCTCCTTTTGCAGACTTCACATATACCAAAAATATTTCTATAAATATATTAATATTTCATAGAACACATCAGTTAAAATTGCCCAAATCCGCAATTTTAACTGAAGAACATCATTTGTGAAATATCTCTTTTCTTTCTTTTCTTTAGTCTATCTTCTTCTTGCTTCATATAATACATTCCATATTCAAAAGCAGAGAATTTATCCTTTGGAATTTTCTTATTAGTTTGTTTTAAAATAATATTAGTTCCTTCATTTTCTTCTACTAAGTTAAGCATTTGTTCTTTTAAAATAGTAGTTTGTGTAAATGGCCATAGATGTTCAGTTCTTTTTTCTGGACTCATATTCTGACCAACTTTAGTGGCCATAAGTTTAACCTTAGCTTGATTTTCATCAATTAAGAATTTAACTTTACCACTATACATTTGCGTTTGAACATAAGTATGTGCTTCGGTATTAATTGGGGCATTAGCTTTAATTAAATACATAGCATCATTTTCTACTTCTGGTCCACGTACCTTTTTATACTGCTCAATTACATCTTCAGCAGTTCCGCCTGATACACCAAAAGCAGGTAGACTCTCACCTGTTTCAGGGTCGATTTGCGCCTTTGTCATAAAATCTACAAAACCGGCACCAACACCGTTAGCATCTATTGCGATTTGTCTTGCTTTATATCTATAATATAATTTTTTAATATTAATAGCTTGCGCCTCAAAATCTTCAGCTTCATAAGTATAAATATTAACTAATGATTTAAGCGCAGCACCTTGAGGTTGTGGAGTGATTTTAAATACGCAAACTTCGGTAGTGCATTTAAATCTACCTACATCGACTCCAAGTATATAATATTGTGAATTACTACTTCTTCCGCTATATTCAGACTCAGGTTGCAATAATGTTCTATATTTATCGAATTTTTCAGATGAAAAGAAAGCGTTTTCCGCATCTCCGCTCCATTCTGATTCATATTCTCTTGAAAACGAACTATCATTATAAGTTCCATCAAGTTTCAATCCTTGAATAAAGTTTTTAGGTTGTAATCCTTCCATAACTGGAATTCTCCAAGTTCCGCCTAAAACTATAGCTTCATCAGGATTGATAATTTGTTGTATTAATATTTGTATTAGTTTATCATAAGAAAATGAATTTTTCCATCCCGCAGTTGTAACATAGATTTGGCTTTTGTTTGCAACTTCTTCTTCATGTCTAGTTCCATCTGATAAACGACGGTCAACTACCATTGTAGGAATGATAACATCATTTAATGTTTCTGGGTCTATTAAGATAACCTCTTCCATTAAACCTCCAGTGGCACGTTTACCACGAGAGCTTTGTTGAGAAGCCATAATATCTAATACACTACCATTTTTAAATTTATAAGTAACTTCATTTTTTGATGATTTAGTTTCACCTCTTGACCAGTCTATTTCATTTCTTAAACCTGGAATAAGTTTTACTAATTCATCAGCTTTTTCTCTTGCGATTCCCGCAGCTTGTTCCTTACCACCAGTGGTAACGAAAAAATGCGAATTAGGGAATAATATACATCTTAACATTAAAACCAAAACCGCCAAGAATGATTTAGAATATCCACGTGGGAATGTCGCATAAATATATTTATGACGCATTGCTGCGCGCAAGAATATTCTTTGATAAAAATATAAGTGGAAATTTTCTGGATTATCTCCACACAAAAAGTCTACGAATATATCTGGATATTCGCGCCAAAATGCAATTTGGTTACGGATAGGAGTCATCTGAGCTTTAATGCGCTCTTCTGAAATTCCTATCTTTTTTCTTTCTTTTGATGATGATAACGCCATTAAATCCGCCAATGCCATTATTCATCACCATCTTCCTCTAATGCTTCATAATCTTGTTCTCTTTGTTGTTCTACGTCATTATAGTATTCCGCAAAGTCTTCGTCTGTCAAATCTTGGTCTGCATTTTGTTCCATTTCTTTTTGAATTTGTATTTTTCTAATTGAATCTTCAATTTGTTGACCAAAACCTAAATCTTGAGTAACAAGTTTCTTAACATATTCATTCATATCTTTTAAAGTTGCGTCAACTTTATCTTGTGGAATATCAGTTGCGTATCTAGGAATAAATCCTTCTCTTTCACACATAGATACTAGTTGACCAATAGAATCAACATAATCATCTTTCTTCTCTTTATTTTGAGCCGCAGTAAATTTAGCTGATTTACGCAAATCATTACTAACTTTCGAAAGTTTTTGGTATCCTTCAAAATCACTGCAGTCAATAGCTTGATTCATCTTTAAATCTGTTTTACAAATATGAATTAATGTATGGATGGAATCCGCATCTTGAATATCAAAAGATTCCATCATATCATTATAAGTTTTTTCTAACTGAACCCACTCATAAGGTTTATATGTTCTACCTCATTTAGTGGCAAGATAAATTTTATCTTCATCAGTTAAATCTATTCCGTCTTCAAGTAATGATTCATCTATATAAGAATCTGGATTTGCATAAGAGCTATCTCCGCCAGGAATATATCTCTCAGGATGCATTAACAAATCTTCTTTTTGAGATGGAGTGCTAGCTAATGTTTTAAATTCAGCTTCTGTTATTTCCCCATTTTCCATTTTCTCTTTTAATTCTTCATCATACTTTTGTCTTTCTTCTGTACTAATCTTATTTTTATATTCTCTTTCTGCTTGTAACGCAGCTGAATCTGCTCAACCTTTACCCTTGTATTGTTTTAATTTCATCTTAGACAAATATTTTCCAAAAACAGACATCCCATTTAAAATAGGGTTTTTCGCAAAAGCTTTATCACGAATAACATTCCATTCTTCTGGAATATATGGAACATCCATTTTCTCCAATAGCCATAGATAGGTTTCTGGGTCAAAATTATCAATGTGCATAGTTAAGCAATCTTTACATAATTCAGTTTTCTCTCCATTTCTATATTGATAAAACTGAGTGTCTGCGTTTTTCATTCTTCCGCATTTCTCACACATTTTCATTTCTGCCATGTATTACACCTCTTTTTTCTTATTGCGGCATTTCTTACAAATTGAATAATAGTGGTCTTTAGATGTATTATTTTTTGAAAAGAAACGGTTATGCGCAAGTTTTACTTCACCGCATTTTGAACATCTTTTCCACTTGCCGTACTCTACATAAGTATAATATCATATCAAATAATCTTCTTTGGCCTTTTCCGCTAACATTTTAGGTATTTTGTTTCTCCAAAGAGATGAAATATATTCAACAGAATAAGTTATTTCAAATTCATCCTGCAATAATTCTTGGATATCCGCATTTGAAAGACCATCAATTTTATATATTAATAATTTATAGTATAAAGGGTATTCATCTTTTAAAGTGCTTTCAATAAGATTATCTAAATCTTCCATCAAATACCAGAAATCTCAGTTAAAATTCCCCCAGCATTCTTCTTTTAGCGCTGAATAGTTGCACAATAATCCACATACATGTTCAGGATTAAAGAAAGACACTAAGCAATTACTAACTGGTTCTCCATTTTCATCAATATAAATATCTTCTGCTAAATCTGTTTTAGTAAGACTTTTTGCTGTTGCTCTTGAAAAAGCAGATGTCCCTTTAAACGCATCTTTTATAATATACTGTTCTTGATGCATCTCTATTAATCATTTTTTTAATTTATATTTATTTTTACCTGTAGCTTCTTTTTCTTTCTTTTCTATTATTTTAATACTTTCTTTTAAATCTTTTAATGAATCAATATTTTCTAAATCACCGTCTGTAATTTCTTTTTTATGAGTTAATAGAATATTTTTATCATTATCAATCATGAAGTTCCAAAGACCATCTTCTCCATTCTCAAATTTATCAACTAAACCTTGGAATGAAGTTTCACGTTTATTAACAGTTATCATTCTATTATCTGTTAAAATTAACTTTTGTTTCTTCTCTTCGGGAGTCATAGCGGAAACAATATAATCTGACATAATCTCCATATACTTTTTATTTTTAAGTTGTTCTTTAGTTAAAGTAGGTAATAAGTCATGTACAAATTGAGCACGCTCATCTGCAGTTTTAAGTGAATAGTCAAGTTTTTTAGTTTCCGTAATAATCATCTCCTCTCTAGATCTTCTATACTTATATTCTACCATAAAAATTTTACATTGTCAATCTAGAATAAAGAAGATTAATTGATTTTGACAAAATTTTTTGTTATAATATATATATAAAAGAAAAATAATAAAAAGAAAATTTTCGAGAGGTGAATTATGAAGCAGATTAAGAAAATCCCCACTGGGCCAATTCCAGATGGTTATTATCAAATTGAATGGACACAAGAAGGAGCTATACTAAGGGACAAAATCAATGAAATCATTGATGCTATTGTTGCGGTTATGGGCCCAAATATTAGCACAAATCCAGTACCACCAACTGTGCCAAATGTAGCACCACCAAAAATCGTATGTACTGGACCTAAGGCACACTTACCGCCGCAACCGCATCTCCCCAATAATATAAGAGAGTAGATTATGCCAAAAGAACCTTATATATGAGATTATAAAATAAAAGTAAAAACTAAAGAAGGAACTTATGTATCAGAATACCCAGATGAAGAAGTTATAGACAAAGTTCCCGCAAAAGTAAAAGTTAAAGTTAAAAGAAAGGAGGTACAATATGGACCAACAAAGAGAAAGAATAATGAATAGGGTTTATGAACATTATTGTTATTTAAAAGAATGTGGATACGAAGTAATGTTTACTGCATTACAAGGTTCACAAAATTATGGATTAGATGAATATAGTGAAGAGTATACGAGTGATATTGATACTAAAAGTATTGTACTTCCGACTCTTGACGACTTTATCTACAACCATGCGCCAGTATCGACAATCCGCATAATGCCTAACAGTGAAGAACATGCTGAAGTAAAAGATATCCGCGTTATGTTTGAAATGTTCAAAAAAGAAAATTTAAGCTACATTGAGCTATTGTATAGTGATTATATTATTGTTAATCCAAAATATCAACACTGGGTTGAGAAGCTATTAGATTATCGTGAAGAAATTGTAGCTGCAGACCCGCACAGATTTATAATGGCTTTAATGGGAACAGCTTTTGAAAAAAGAAAACAATTATGTCACCCTTTCCCTACTGTTAAAGAAAAAATAAATAAATATGGGTACGATGGTAAACAATTAAGCCATTGTGCTCGTATTGCGGAATTTATGACCAGGTACGTGAACCATGAGCCGGTAACCGCATGTTTTAAAACTAAGAAAAAAGAATACTTATTAGCGCTTAAAAAACAAACTAATCCGCTACCTCTTGATAAAGCATTAGAACTTGCAGATGAATACTGCACACAATGCGCAACAATAGCCGATAAACAGCCTAAGACGGGGTATAATGTGCACACATGGAGTTTTTTAGATGAATTACAGGCAAAAGTAATGAAGCAGTATATCCTAGAATGCGCAAATGCGCAAAAGGAGGAATAAGATGAGCTGGAATCCATTTGCTAAAAAACTGGAGGATAAAGAAACTCCACTACCTATTGGTAATGTTAAACAAGAGCCAGTGTATAGTAGAACAGATTTAAGATACTTATCTCCGCAATTAAAAAAGAAAATTCAGGCGCATTGCGAAAATTGCGGTGCTCCCCTTAATCCTGCGGAAGCCAGATGTGAATATTGTAAAACTTATTGGAAAGAAGAAAATTATGTTTTAGAGAGCTTATAGAAACGGAAAAAATATTTGGTCGTTCTCTGGGGGTGCCAAACCTATTTTCATGTCTCATACGCAAAAAATCCCGAAAACCACCCCCCACTGAAAACATTTCTGAAAGGTACGTTGACACTTCCAAGCGAAGTAGCATCGACGCTTCGTCAATGTGCCTGACGGAGCGATTTTTAAAATGTAAAGCAACTGTAAAGTTTTTGTAAACAAAATGTCAAATAAAACAAATAAGCATTTTTTCCCAAAACTAAAATTTTATTTGTATCAACACAATGTGATGACACACTAGGAAGCGTTGTTCTAAAGAATAAATACCAACAAAAAAGAAGAATTATTCTTCTTCTTCGTGTAAATCTTCATTTGTTTGAAAATCGTCAACAATGAATTCTTCGGCAAAGTAATACCATTGGCTTGAATCCCACATTGCATCATTGTAGTCAGTTGCTACCTTTTGTGCAAATCTTTTGCTTGTGTATACTTTCATACCAACATTTTGTTTTTCATTAGTGTTAACATTTTGTTTAACTATTACATAAACGCTTTTCATTCAAATCACCTTTTCCTTTTCTTTACAATATTATTATACTATACTATTAGTAAGAAGTCAATAGTTTTTTAAAAGTTTTTTATTTTATTTACAATAAATAAATCAATAAGAAAAAGAAAAAAGAAATAAATAAAAATGAGATGAAATAAAAGATTGTAAAAATAATATAAAAATTTTAAAAAAAGTATTGACTTTTATTTTGATTGTGGTATAATATAATTGTAAAGGGAAAGGTAGGTAATAAAATATGACAAAAGAAAAATATTTAAAAATTAAAGAAAGAATTGAATGGTTAGAAGATGTTATTTGGAGCATTGAATTAATAGACCATTGGACTAGAGAGGACAGAGAATACTATGATAAGTATGCAAAAGAATTAAAAGAACTAAAAGCACAAGTAATCAATGAAATCTTTGAAGAAAAAGAATAATTAATTAATTATTCTTTTTTATTTGATTTACACTTTACAATTAAAAAATAAAAACTTTTAGAAAAACTATTGATTTATTTATTATTCAATGTTATAATAATTATGTAAGATAAAGAAAGAAGGAATTAAAATGAAAAACAAAAAGAATAAAAAGAAATTAGTATTAAAAGGAAAAGTACAAACAATATTAGAATGTATTGGAATGACAGCATTCTCATTAATAATTACAACTGCAGACAGTGATTGGAGTTTACCATATTTTAAATTCTTAGGAATACAAATCCTTATACTTGTACTTTGTATGCTAATAATCAAAAAATATGGAAATACAAAAAAATACGAATAAAATAAAATAACAATATCAAATAAAATTGATATTGTTTTATTATTAAGCAAAGATAATTACTTGACACTTGTTTACATGTCAACTTGTGTCAACGGCTCGCGGTGGTGCGGTGCGAGCCGCTTTTACCTTAGAACACCACTTTACACTTTTTGGCACACACTATTTACACTAGACAGTGTTAAGTAATTTCCTAAAAATATTTTAAAAAAACTATTGACTTATTGTTTTTACTATGCTATAATTAAAGTGTAAAAAAGAAAAGGTGATTAAAATGAGAACTGAAGAAAGAAAAGATTATGAAGAATACGAACAAAAAGTTTTAGAAACATTATTAAAAGTATTAAATGCTTATGAAGAAAAACAAATTGATAAAGAAACATTTAAAGAAAATATAGGAATATTAGTAAATGAGTTAAGACCTGAAGAACAAGAAAAAGCAATGGCTCTTGTTAGATTTTAGAAAGTGGGTGCTAACTATGAAAAAAATAACAATAGCAATAATAATTTTAATACTAATCATAATTACTTTAATTTATCAATTAATTACAATACTTAATACAAATTATGAATTTTGCTATCAAGGAACTTGCTACTACCAAAAAATTGGTGATTATTTACAAGATAAGGAATAGGTGATTAAAATGAAAAAAGTATATTTAGATATGGACGGAACAATAGCAAACCTATACAATAGTGCTAATTGGTTACAAAGATTAAGAAATGAAGATAAAACTATTTTTCTTGAGTGTGCGCCAATGACTACTGAAGAAGATTTGTTTAAGATATTTCCACAAGACCAATTTGAAATTGTTATCTTAACAATGACACCAATGAATTGTAGTGTTGAATATCATAATCAAGTTATCGAACAAAAATGTCAATGGTTAGCAAAATATTTTCCAAATATCAAAAGAAAAATATTTAAAAAATATGGACATAATAAAAACTTGAAAAATAGCGCAAATGCTATTCTAGTTGATGACAATGAAACAATTAGAAATTGCTTTAAAGGAATTGCGCTAAATCCTGCTAATTTATGGTAAGTGTCAATTGACACTTTTTTGTATGTAAACCAAATGTAAACGGCGCGCGGGCGGCCGGGGCGCGCCGCTATGTCAAATTGTGTAAACTTACGAATTTTTACATCGAACAAACATACGATTGACAACGTGCTTTACATCCCAAAACGTCAAATAAAAATTTTTGCAAAAAGTATTGACTTTTTTACCAATATTTGATACAATATAATTGTAAGAAAGGTAGAGTGATACTATGAAAGATACTTACGATGAAGAATTACAAAAAGCAATTGATGACATAATGAAAACAAGAAACGACTTGGCAAAAAAAGCAATAGCAAGAGAAAAGCAAGAAAAGAAAGAAAAAAATATTTTTTACAAAATTGTAAAAAAACTATTGACTTTATTTAAATAGTATAGTATAATTAAAGTGTAAAAAAGAAGAGGTGATTTAAATGATTAGTTTAAATGATTTATGTATAGTATTTCTAATTATCTTAATAGTTGGTGGCGCAATTGTATTTATCAACAAAAATAAGGGGGAATAATAAAAATGGACAAAGAAGAATTATCAATAATTGAAGAATTGTTAAATAATGAAATCGAAGAAATGCTTAATAGTGGCTATGGACTACAAAATGAGTATGTAGTTAAATTAAGAGAAATGTTAAAAAAATTTAATTTAAAAGAGTATTATAATTATGATACTTGGAAATAATAAAAATGATTAAAAAAGTATTGACAATAAAATAATAAAGTGATATAATTAAAGTGTAATAAGGAAAGGAAAGTGATTGAAATGGCACAAAAAAGAAAAGTGGCAACTCCTAAAGTAGTTGTAGATAAGAACGCAGCACAATTTATGAGAACTGCGCAAAACCTTGCTAGAAAAGGTAAAACAAACAAAAAATTGCGTGGAAGAAATGCAAATCCAAAAGCATTAAAATATGCAATTTAAAAAGCCAAAAACCTCCATTGGCTTTTTTTATTTGGCGCAAATGACACGCCAGGCAACGTTGTTCGGCGGCGCGCGGATGGTCGATTCGCGCCGCTATTTGACATAATTTGACATGTAGACCTTTTGTAAATAAAAACTATTGTAAAAAAAATTAAATTTTTTTCACAAAACTATTGACTTTTTTATTATAGTATGAGATAATTATAATGTAAGAGATGGAGGTAGATATTATGGTATTATACTTACAAGCAAATTATTGTGGAACATTTGCAATAGCCGAATTAAACAAATGGCAAAACTTAGAAAGTGATAATCCTTTTGATTGGGACACTTACTTCACACTAGAGGACAATATTCCTGGTGATACGCCAATTGTTGAAATCAACAAAATGGTTGTTGAAAAGTATGGTTGCAAAAAATTGATTATTCAATTTTAGCAACCTACTTGCTAAAAATATTAAAAAAAAATAAAAAAAGTATTGACAAATAAATAATAGTATGAGATAATTATAATGTAAGGAAAAGGAGAATTGATAATTATGAAAATTACAAGAAGATATGGTTGGGGGGACAAACAAGTGTTTAACAAATTAAATGATAAGGAAGATATTAAAATGTTAAAAAATACATTAGAAATATTTAAACCTTATAATGGTCAAGTTATGACTAGAAAGGCTATTGAAAACATTATACCTATGTATGAAAAACAAGTTAAAACTCATTGGGGTTGGGAAGGACAAAATCAACAAAGAGTTTGTGTTAATACATTAAGAAAATATAATTGCTTACCAGTAGACCACGAAGAAGAATTCGAGTTTGAAAGCAATTCAAGTGAAATGCAATATCAAGTAAGACTTTATGATACTGATAATAAACTTGTTCGTGAAGAATTCTATGATTATAACTATTATGGAAGAAACGAAGAGGTTGAAAACATAAAGAAAACTGCAAAGTTCTTCATACCTAATGCAAAACTTGATATTCAAGTAGTAAATAAACCTAAAAAGGTTAAAGCAAAAAGATATTATTATAGAATTGATTGTGATTTAATTGAAAAAGAAATCAATAGAAGATTACAAGAAAATAAAGATATCTACATTGAAAGAATTGAAATATTACAAGCAAGACAAGAAGAACTAATTGCTGAAATGGAAAAATAGTGTCAATTGACACTTTTTTCTTTACACTTTTTGACGTCACGCGAATGACCGGGGCGCGACGTTTTTTGACAGGTACTTTACATGTAAAATTTTGTCAATCGAAACCATGATACGCGTGGAGACGTTGTATTCCCAAAACTTTTTTAAAAAAATTGCAATTTTCTATTGACTTATTTTGTAGATGTGATATAATTATTATGTAATGAGGTGATAGTATGAAAAACTTAAATGCTAGTAAAAGCGCTTATATTAAAATAATGTTAAATATTAAAAATGGCGCTTATAAAAATAATAAAAAGCAATTAGCAAAAGATTATGAAACATTAAAAGAAATAAATAAATTAAAAAGCGCAAATCTAAAGAAATCAAAAGACTTAGAAAAACTAATGGCGCAAATCTTAGGAGTTGATAACAATGAATAAAAAGAAAAATAATAAAACAAGTGTTCGTGATACTTGGATACCTACTTTTTGGTCTTACAATGGCGCAGGCTATCAAAAGAACAAAAAGAAAGTAATTGCGCGTAAACAAAAATACAAAGAAAAGTTTTAAAAAAGTATTGACTTTTCTTTGTATGAGTAGTATAATTATATTATAAATAAAGGAAAGAAGGAATTGAAATTGAAAACAAAAGAAAAAACAATAGACATAGCAAAACAAAAATATTTGTTATTTGTCGATACTGAAACAATAGGTAGTCTATTTGTAAAAGAAAGTGTGTTGCCCTTTGAAATTGGCGTAAAAGTATTTGATAATGAAGAAAAAAAGGTTGTTAAAGAAAAAAGTTATTTAATAAGAAAATTTTTTAATAATAAATTTATAATGCTATCAACTTTTAGCGCTACTAAATACCCTTGCTATTTTGAAAAGTTAGAAAATGACAAGCGCTATAAAAATTGTAGTGTAAATGACTTCGCGCAAGACTTAACAAAAATAATAAATAGATATAATATTAAAGTAATGGTTGCGCACAATGGTTTATTTGATAAACTTGCAATTGCTAGACTTTGTGAAGAGTTTGGAACTGACAACCCAATTGAAAAAATTGATTTACTTGATACAATGGAAATATCAAAAGTAATAACTTATTCAAAAGACTACACAAATTATTGTTTAAAGTATGAAGAAATAAAAAACTCTATAAATGAAAGCGCTTTTATAACTAATAGTGGTAGAGTTAGAACAACCGCACAAGCAATTTATTGCTACATTTCAAACAATGAAAACTTTGAAGAAAAGCACACTGGCTTGGAAGATATTGATATTGAAATTGAAATCTATTTAAAAAGTATGGAATTGCTAGGAAATACAATAGTAAAATTGAATAGCACACCTACTTGGCGCGAATGGTCTATTGTAAAAGAAGATTAAATCTTCTTTTTTTGATTTTTTTAAAAATTTTTGATATAATAATTATGTAAAATAAAAAAGAAATAAAAATATGGATTTATTAAAAAATGTAAACACCCTTATTACTTTACATACCCTTTACATTTATTTTACAATCACCTTGACGTTTCGTGTCTGTGCGGCACGAAACGTTTTTTGTATGGATCTAGGCTTTACACTTTTTGACATCGAACATTTGTGTGATTTACTGTCAAGCAATTTCCTAAAACTTTTTTAATTTTTTTATTGACTTTTAAATAATTATTTGATATAATTATAATGTAAATAAAGAAAGGGAATAGTTAAAAAAAATAAATAAAAAAATTAAAAAAACTATTGACTTTATTTAAATAATTTGTTATAATTAATATGTAAGAAATGAGAAATGGTTATAACATAACTAATAAAAAAGTTAAAAAAAATAAAAAAAAGTATTGACTTAATAAATTAGTTATGATATAATAAATATGTAAATAAGAAAAGAACTTATTTACAAAGCCAAAAAAAGAAAGGGAAGTGATTAAAATGGCTAATACAAAAAAAGTTACAAAAAGAGAAGTAATCAATGCATTACTAAAGGAAGAAGTTATAATCTCAAATGAAGATTATAAAAACTATCTTGAAAACGAATTAAGAATACTTGACAACAAGAAAAACTCAAGTGTAAGCAAAACTGCTAATGAAAATGTAGAGTTAGCAAATACTCTATACGAAATCTTAAAGTCAAACGATAAGTTAATGACAATAAGCGAAATCTTGGCTTTACCTGAAGTAAGCGAAATAAGAGTTTACAACGAAGAAACTAAAGCAAACGATAAACCATTATCAACTAGCAAAGTATCTTATGTTCTAAACAATGACACTAGATTTGTAAGAACTGAACTTAAGAAAAAAGCATACTTCAATGTAAAATAATCAGTGCAAGGCTTCGAGCCTTGCCAAAGGGAAATTAAAAACCTACCTTAATTTCTCTTTGGTAGGGCTTGGAAAACCTACAACGCTATGGCTCTGTAAGAGTTCTACCACTGGCGTTTAATAAATAGGTGGTAGCGTAGTTTACTATTGTCCTGCGTGAATAAAATGGCGTGATTTATGGTCAAGTGTGATTTTCTACGATAAGGAAAAGAGGTCGCGACTAGAAAAGACTTTACATTCCAAGTGTAAAGTTTTTTGTTTGCTCGAGCGTTTCGCGACTGACCGCCGCGAAACGTTTTTGCTTTAAGTGTCAACTTTACACTTTTTTACACGCATAATTGACATTTGCGCATGTAAAGTAATTTCCTAAAACTTTTTTTAAAAAAGTATTGACTTTTTGTATAGATATGGTATAATTATAATGTAAGGAAGTGATAGAAATGAAAAAAATGAAAGTTCTAAATGATTTTATTAAAACTATCAATAGTGATTACAAAGTATTAAAAGATAAATATGAGTTTACAAGTGATTGGGAAGAAGGTAAAGTTTGGGTATGCTTTACTGAAAATAAAGAAGATGATACTTTATTTATGGACTACATAAAAGAAACATACAAAATAGAAATTGATACCTTTTTAATGAGTTTACTACACGAAATAGGACACCTAGAAACTGAAACTGAAGAATTGAGTGATAGTCGTGCTATTGAGTTGTTTATGTTAGAGGTTGCTTATGATAATGGTGCTATCACTAAAAAAGAATATTTTGATAGATATTTTAAAATAGAGTGTGAAAGCCTTGCTACTGAGTGGGGAATTGAATACTACAAGAGCCACCAAGAACAATGCAAAGAATTAGCAAAAAAATTAAAATAAGTGCTTGACTTAGTCAAGCGCTTATGCTATAATAATAATGTAAGGAGATGAATGAAAATGACTGAAATGGAAAAATTAATTAAATTATTAGAAAGCGCAAACATACCTTTTGAAACTGATACAGTTTTTGGAACTGCACAAGTTTGTTATCCAAATTGTGAAAATGTAGTATGTGATGCTATTTGTCATCAATATTCTTATGGGTTTGAAAAAGGGTTACTTGAAATTATGGGGTTAACTCATAATGGGGATAATGTAGAGGGTTTTCTAACAGCGCAACAAGTGTTCAATAGAATACAAGTTCACTACTATACACAAGAGAAATAGTGTCTATTGACACTTTTTCTTTTGTCAAATTATGTCACTTTACACAATTTGACGTCTCGGGCGCGGCGCCCTTGAGCCGATTTTACATGTAAATTGACATGTAAAGTTTTTGTCAATCGAACTGTCAATCGAACATCTGTATGTAAACTCCCAAAACGCGACACGCTAGGCGTCGTTGTATGGATAAAATAAGGCTAAAAAAAATTTTAAAAAACTATTGACTTATTTTTAATAATTTGATATAATTATAATGTAATAAAGAAGGGGAAAGCACAAAATAAAAAAATAAAAAATATTTTAAAAAATGCTTGACTTAATAAAATACTTATAGTATAATATAAGTGTAATAAAAAAGGAAAGCAAAAAAGAAAATTAAAAAAAAATAAAAAAAGTGCTTGACTTAATTATTACAATATGATATACTTATAATGTAAGGAAAGGAGATTGATAGTATGGAAAAACTTACAAAAAGACAAGTAATCGAAAATATGTTAAAGGAGGATTTTATAGTTGCTAATACTGACTATGTTGCATATCTACAAAATGAATTAAGACTATTAGACAATAAGAAAAATGCAAATAGTGCAAAAGCAAAAGCAAATGCTGAAGAAAATGCAAAACTTGCTGATACATTAGTTGAAATCTTAGCAAATGCTGACAAGTTAATGACAATTAGTGAAATCCTAGCAATTCCTGAGGTTGCTGAAATTCGTGTAAAAGACGAAGATAATGCTGAAAAACCATTATCTACATCAAAAGTATCTTATCTATTAAACAATGATAAGAGAGTTGTAAGAACTGAATTAAAGAGAAAAGCATATTTCTCAATTCAAAAATAGTCTTACAAAAAAGTTAATAGCAAGTAGTAAAAAATTGCTACTTGCTATTGACAAACTATGCTAATAATGTTATACTTATAATGTAAGGAGTTGATAAAATGAAAGATTATAAATTAAATGGAAATTGCTATGAAATTACACTTGAAAATGATAAGGTTGTAAAGGTTGATAAAAAATGGGTTGATTTATCAATAGAAAAGTTAGAAACTGACCTAGAAGATGTCCTTTTAATGTATCTTGAAGATAATGACTACATTGTTAATGAAGAACAAAATGACCTAGACCAAACTGCAAAAGCAAATGTAAAAGTTATTGCTAAAAGTGAAAAACCAAAAAAGAAAACTCAAAAAGAAAGAGTTGTAAAGGAAAATCCTACAAAAGAGTTAATTATTAGCAAATTGACAAGTGCTTTACAAGAAATTGACAACATTTCAAATGTAAATGTTGAAAACAAAGCAAAATTGATAACTTTTTCACTAAATAATGAAGATTTTAAGGTTGATTTAGTGCAAAAACGCAAAGAAAAACAAAAATAAAGTGTCTTTGACACTTTTTTTATTGCAAAAATTGGTAATTGGTGTCAATTTTGGCGCAAAATGTGTAAAGTTTACGCATAAATCTATGTTTTTACACAAAAAATTGCGCAAATTGACACTTTTTTTACTCCCCTCGCTCCGCTAGCGCCTCGCACACCCCGATTTTTATTATACCACATACTTTAGCATTTGTCAAGTCAAAAATGCGCATTTGCGCTATTTTGCGCAATTCCCAAAACTCAACGTCTCGGCCTCGCCGGCCTTGAGGCGACTTTGGAACCAAAACCCACATATGGAATTTTTATATGGCGAAAGTTGGTGGATTAATTGCTACTAAAATCCCAAAAAGCGGACCCAGACCCTATATGCTAATTATCAATAGAAAAAGTTAAGGCGCAGGCGCGGGTCATAGTTCTATGATGGAGTTTCGCGCACTATATAATATATAAAAGTAATATATATTGATTTTTATTAAAAATTATGATATAATATAATTGGAGAGATATATATATAATAATATATATAATAATAATACTTTCCCATTATAATTATAATATAATTTATTTATTTTGTCAATAAATAAAAAATAAGCGCCATATAAGGCGCTTTTCTGTGGCAAAATGAACTATAAGCCAATTTTGAAAACGATAACGGTAGTTGAAAAAGAAAATTGGTGTGGACCTGGGCCTCCCAACTCAGGTAATAAGTAATAGGTAATAAATAATATCTAATACCCAACAACTTCCTACTTGTTAATTTTAAATGGAATATTCTTTAGACATGAATTCATATAAACTTAACAACCTAGTAAACTTATAACATTTTTAGTAGTTTCATATATTATATAGGACGAATTAAAATGTTATAACTTTGCTATTTTGTTTGAAAGTATATATTTCTCTTAAAATCATGATAAAATAATTACATAGCAAAGTAATATTTTTGTTTGAAAGTAATACTTTCTCTTAAACAATATATAATATATATTATTCTTCAAGAGTTTCATATACTTTCAAACAAAACATTTACTTTTACTCATTATAAAATCCATTAAGTTCTACAGTTGTTCCTATACATGTTTGATAGTCTGCATATACTTGCGTTGTGCGGAATATATCATTAGCTTCTAATAATTTGCGGTTTTCGCGCACTTGATAAGGTGATAATCCAGTTGCTTGCGCTAAATCTTCCATTTTAAATAATTTGCGCTCTGCCATCATTTGCAT